ATACAGCAACCCCAGGGTATGAGCCCCAAGCCATGCTGCGTTGGTCAAACGATGGCGGCTCTACATTTTCAAACGAGCATTGGGTGACTATTGGCAAAATTGGTCAATACCTAAATCGAGCCATTTGGAGGCGATTGGGATGGTCAAGGGACAGAATATTTGAGGTGGTGATTACCGACCCAATCAAAGCGGTGGTGGTTTCTGCCAATCTAAAAGCAAGCGCAGGGGATAACTAATGGCTACGGCAATCCCAAATGCCAACATTAACATCCCCTATTCAGCGTTTTTGGATGAAAACACGGGTCGCCCTTCTCAGGCATGGTTGCAATGGTTGATGAATCCCAATGTGTTGACTCAAACTGTCAATAATTCAACTATCAATGGCGGCACTCTTAATAATGTGATTATCAACAGTTCCACCATTGGATTGACAACCCCCGCAGCGGGTAAATTCACCGATTTCACCGCCCTGAACGGGGTCAAGGGAGGCATATTTTGAACATCAAAAAAGCCCTCTTTCTTGACTTTGTTAGTACAATCTTACAGATTGATGGTGCTATCAACAGTTTGAGGTGTAAGTAATGACAACTCAATTAATTGATGATCGTGAAACGGCTCTCAGAATCGGTTACAAAGCGACCGATTGGAGTGAGCCAATAGCCTTTGAGGATTATTGTTCTGCCGTTAAGGATTGGACAATCAAGGCTATCAAGCGGGATGACGATGTTATTGGCGCTGTCTATAAAAAAGACGATGAATTGCACATCTCTGTTTTACCAGAATGGCGAAAAAAATGGCTGACCAAAAGCCTGTGGAAAAACTTTTTTCAGTCTGGTAGAGTGACCACAAAGGTGACTCCAGGGCATGAATATATGTACAGTATTTTAAAGCGTCTTGGATTTAAAGAATCCGATGGCGGTATGCTAGTTAAGGAGAACTGAAATGGGTATTGAAACAGCAATTCTTGGTGGTGCTGCACTAAATTTTTTGGGTGCTAGTAATCAAGCTAGTGCGGCAGAGCGTGGCGCACAAATGCAAGCTGATGCGGCTAATCGAGCCGCAGCTCTTCAAGAAAAGCAGTATGCTGATTTAGGCCCTTATCGTGAATCTGGTCAACTTGGATTAAGCAAAATCCGAGAGATGCTTCCTTACTTTACAAAAGAAGTAACGGCAGAGGATTTGCGAAGGATGCCAGGCTTTGAGTTTGGTCTTAATCAAGGCACAGGGGCTGCGGGCCAAACAATGAATGTTGGTGGCGGTGGCTCTAATGTTGATTTAGCAAGACGCAAATTTGCAATTGATTACTCTACAAATGTGGGTTTGCCTCAATACTTACAACAAAGAACAGGCATTTACAACACCTTGGCAAACATTGCGGGTATTGGTCAAAAGGCTCAAGAGCAAGGCACAGGCATTGCTTCCAACATTGGTCAACTTGGCGTTGGCGGTGCTACCGCCTTGGGTGCGGGTCAGATTGGTGCGGCTAATGCGTATGCTGGCGCTGCGGGCAATCTTGGTAGTAACTTGATGTTGTCTCAATTTTTAACTCCTCAAGGTGGTGGTGGTGGCATAACACCTGGCGGTGTGACAAGCATGAATCCTGAATTGGCAAATAGTTATTTCAGACCTACGATTGCGTGATTGGATAAAAAATGGCAGATTTCAACATTAAACCTATTGGCACAGAAGTTAAGCCAGTTCAAGGCCAATCCCTTGGGGACATGATTAACCTTGCCCGTGGCGCACAACAGTACCAACAAGCGGCTCAAATCAATCCTTTAGAACTTCAGCAAAAGCAACAAGCCACTCGCACAGGCGAAATTACTTTGGGCGTTGCTGAACAAGCTGAGATTGAGCGTAGAAATATGCAAAGGTTTTTTTCTGATCCCAACAACTTTCAGACAGATAACCGAATTGACTTGGACAAGATCAATAAAGTTGTGCCAACAATAGCGCCTTTAACTGGCTCTGAGTACATGAGCAAATTCACCACATTGGGAAATGCTCAAACTACTGCTGAAAAAACAGCTTTAGAATTAAACCAAGCAGATCGTGAATTGATTGCCAACCCTATATCTGTGCTTGGTTATGCGGGGGTTAAAGACCCTAGAGCCTATGCACAAGTCATCAAGCAAACAATGGATCAAAATAAAAATAACTCAAGATTAGTTTCTTTGGGTAATTCTTATTTGACGCAATTGGAATTTGCCGATCCAAACAATTTGCCTGATATTGCTATTCGTGCGTCACAAAACTTGTTGTCGCCAGCGCAAGCAAAAACTGCATTTGCACCAACTATGCAAACAACAGAAGGTGGCAGAACTGTCACGACTCAGCCTAGTGTTGGCGCAAAAGCACCAGCCTCAGTTATGGGTTTGGCGGGTCAAACTGATCCTTATGAATACAAAGATACTGGTGCAAAAGACCCAATATCTAATCAACCAATTTATGAAGTTCGAGACAAACTATCTGGTCGTGTAGTTGGTCAACTTATTAAAGCACAAGAAGCACAAAAACAACCCTCAGGATTTACAACAGCCCCAACCATTCCCGCTGGTGAATCTGCGGAAACTGGCGCAACATATCAAACGCAAATTAATGCCGCCCGTGAAGCGGCTGTTCCTTCTAAGACTGCCATTAATAACATTGATACTATTCTTAAATTTCTGCCTTTGGCTACTACTGGTCGAGGTTCAGAAGCCTTTGCGGGTCTGCAATCTATTGTTGGTAATGTGGCGGGAAGTAAGCCAGAGGAGTTGGCGGCTGCCGCCCGTGATGTTATTGAGAAAAACATTGCCGACTTAGCGGCTCAGAAAAATGCCGCTTTGGGTGGAAAGTTTGCGGCAAGTCTTGAAGCCGCCCAATCATCTTTGGCAAGTGCGGGTAAAAACCCAACAGCTATCATTAAATCAATGGAACAGTTACGCCCCTTGATGCAACACACTTATAACTATTCAATTGGTTTAGATCGTGCTGTTCAAAAAAGTCCTGATAAGCAATTTGCTAAACCAAAATTTGATGCCGCTATGAATGAGGCTTTTGATCTAAAAGCACTTATGTTAAAAAATGCTTACGATGTTGGCGGTCAAAAGGGCTTGGATAAATACAAAAAAGACAATAACATTAACCTTGTTGAACAACAAAAGTTGCTTGATAAGTTAGAACGTTATGGTGCTTTGGTTAATGGGGAACTCTAATGGCTGATGAATTTAACCTTGGTGGTTTGAGAAGCGCCCTTGGGTTGCCAAAAGCAAAGCCATCTGATAACGAGCCTTTTAAAGTAGAAATTCGAGGCACAAGCGTTAGCAAACCCGATCAATCCCGTAGGGATGCTGATGCTCTTAAAGTTCTGCAAGATGAACTAGAAAAAGAGCAAAAATTAGCCGCTAAAGGCAATGCCGTTTCCGCTAGAAATGTGGAAGCATTAAATCGTGAGATTGCCCGTTTTGGTGGAAAACCCGCACCGCAAGCCGCCCCACAAACTACAGAAGCGCCATCAGACTCATTTAATATATCTGGGTTAAAGACCGCCTTAACTGGCGTGGCTACACCTGATGGACAGCCATCTGAGCCAACGACACCTACAGCGCCACCCGTAGAAAGAATGTTTAAACCTAAAACAGAATTTGAAAGGCGGTTGATAGAAGGGGTTGAGAACTTGCCAGGCTCAAAAGAACTTGGTGCATTTGGCAATGTGGCTGCGGGTACTATTACCCAATCTGTTGGCGCTGTTCAACAATTGGTAGGCAAATATTTTCCCTTCCTATCTGATGAACAAAGAAACGCTATTGTTCAAAACGCCACTCAAAATGTAAAACAAACTCAAGAAGCTATTAAGCCTTTACAACAAGAATTCCCTAAAACGGCTTTGGCGGGTGAGGTAACTGGTTTTATTGCTAATCCTATTAACAAGCTAGTGCCTGGCTTTGGCGGCCCTGCACAAACTCTAACTGGCGCAGTTGTAAAAGGTGCGGGTCAAGGCGCTGTAGCCAATGTTTTGACCACTCCTGTAACAAGTGAAGAACAGCCATTCTTTAGCCAAAAACTAAATCAAGCCTTAACTGGTGCGGCTTTTGGTGGTGGTTTTAGTGCTGGAGTTCATTTGTTTGGTAACGCATTGGGCAAAAGTTATGATGCTGTTAAAAAGCAATTTGGTGGCTCTGTCCCCGCAAGTGAATTGGACAATGCCGCAACAAAAATCATTGCCGAATCAGGAATTGATGTTACTAAAGTTCCTCAGTCATTTTTTACATCATTAAAAGATCAAGCCAAAACTGCTTTGCAAACTGGCGATGTAAAAAGTTTCAAGCAATTTGCACAAAATTATTCAGAAGCAAACAGTTTAAAAGTTCCTGTTCCTATGTTGAGAGGACAGTTGACCCGTGACCCAATGCAATATGCTGTTGAGCAAAACTTGCGTGGTATTCAAAATGTGGGTGAGCCAATTCAAGCAGTTTTGCAAAAACAAAACCAAGCCTTAATTCAAAACTTAGATGAGTTTGGCGCTAAGTTGGGGCAAGATGTTACTACAAGTGGATTTACGCTTAGAAACGCTTTGCAATCCACTGACAAGGTAGAAGCCCAAAAAGTTCGTGATGCGTACACCGCATTTAAAAACTCTACTGGCAAAGACATTGAAGTGCCATTACAAGGCTTGGCACAAGACTACGCAAAAGTAGTCAAGGATTTTGGTCGTTCTACTATTCCTGAAGGCGTAAGAAACAATCTTGAAACCTTGGGATTAATGAAAGGTAAGCAACTTAAATTGACAACAATTGAAGATGCTGAAGCCCTAATTAAAAACATCAATCAAAACTACGATAAAACCAAGCCTGTTCAAATGAACGCTTTGGATCAATTGCGTAGGTCTGTGGAAAACTCTATTCGTGAGGCTGGCGCTAATTTGCCAGGCCAAGCGGGGGCTGTTGCCCGTGAAGCCAGAAATGCCGCCTCAGATCGATTTGCGACCATTGAAAGCATCCCCGCATTAAAAGCGGCATTAAAAGGCAAAGAGCCTGACAAGTTTGTTCAGAATCACATTTTGCAAGGCAATGTGTCTGAAATTGAAAAAATGACAAAGTATTTGCAAACCAACAACCCAGAGGCTTTGGCGCAAATTCAAAACGATGTGATGCGGTTTATTAAAAATCGTGTGACAAACAATGTCAGTGACGAAAATGCCAAGTTTAGTCAGGCTCAGTTTAAGAAGTTTTTAACTGATGAAACTGGTCAAAAATTAAGCAAATTCTTGTCTCCAGAACAAATGAATGGTATGCGTCAACTTAACCGAGTGGCTGAAAACGCTTTGGTTGAGCCTGTATCTGCCGCATTAAACAAATCAAATACTGCCTCCGCTGCGGCTAACTTGGTTCAAGGCACAGTTAAATCAGGCTCTATTAATGATTTGTTGACAAATATTGCATCGATCAAGTTCCCAGGCGTGGCATGGGGTGCAAATGCTTTGCGTGACATAAACCAACAAGCTAGATCAGCAGAGTTGATTCAACAAGCTGTTAACCCTGCGGCTGCCAAGCCAACACAGATTAGGACAATGATCAAGCCTGGTGTGGCGGGCGCTGGCGGTGGACAAGGTTTGATTGAACAACAAAACGTTCAGTTTGAGAAAGAGAATCGGTAATGTCTGATATTGATTTGGTCAAATATGGCGTTTTGTGGCAAAAGGTCGAATCTATGGAAGCAAAGATTGACAAGATGGAAGCCCAACTAGATACGCTGATTGAATTAGCCAATAAAGGTCGTGGCGGCTTTTGGATGGGCATGACATTTGTTTCTGCTATTTCCACTGTCATGGGATACTTTAGCCATCACTGGACAAAATGAAATGGCTTTTTGTTGGGTTGCTGACAGCGTGTTTGTTAGCGGCATCCCAACAGAAATGCGTAGTTGCGGATTTCTATGGCCTCAGTTGGCTTGGCAATCCAACAGAGAGACACCAAAGGCTTTCTGAGTGGCTGACCACCAATGGCAGTTCATGTTCTACAGATCAATTGCTTGCGATCTGGAACAACCTTGCTATGTGGGCGGGGACTGCTGACAGCGGTGAATTGAGAAGCAAAGTTCTTTACTACTATGCAAGGGCGGTGGAGAGGGAAAAGAAATGATCGAAACCATCAGACTATTTCCGACAGTGCAAGCGTCAGGATACCCCGACAAGCACGACCTTGCCCAAGCCAAACTAGAAAAACAACACGAAGTTAATAAAACTGTTGAAGTTGCCAAGCAAAAGCAATCAGAATTGCAAGACGTAGGATTTGAGATTTACTGCAAAAAGGTAGTTCAAGAGCGCCTCCGCATGGAGATATTTCAGAATCGTAAACTGGATATTTATGTATGACCGACAACCCTACATCCAACACCAAAGAGAAGCTGACGCTGTATGTCACGCTGATGGTCAGCACGACCCTGTGCATCTCTGTTTTGGCTATGGTGACAGCCTTTCTCCTTGGTTTGTGGGCCAAGGAAGTGGACAACGCAGAGATATTCAAAATGATTTCACCCGCTTTTTCTACTCTTATAGGCGGCATGATTGGATTCCTGAGTGGTATCAAACTAATGCAGAATGAGGATGATAAAAAATGATTGGACTAGATGCACTTTTAAATGTTGGTGGCAAGCTGATTGACAAGCTAATTCCTGACCCAGAACAAAAAGCCAAAGCACAGTTTGAGTTGGCTAAGATGGCTCAAGATGGTGAACTGACAAAATTAGCCAACGAAACCAAGCTGTATGAAGTTGAGCAAGAAAACGTCACCAGACGAGCCGAAGCCGATATGGGGTCTGACTCTTGGCTATCCAAGAATATTCGCCCTATGACCCTCATATTCCTTTTAATAGCCTATTCTGGCTTTGCCATTGCATCGATCTTTGAATATGAAACCCGTGGCGCTTATGTTGAGTTGTTGGGGCAATGGGGGATGTTGGTGATGTCGTTCTACTTTGGCGGTAGAACAATGGAAAAAATTGCCGATAGGATTAAAAAATGACTGAACACTTTACGCTTGAAGAACTAACACACACCGACCACCGAACATTGGACAACACCCCAAATGAAACTGAACTTGCAAACATTCAAAGATTGGCAGAATTCTTGGAAGAACTCAAAACTGTACTTGGCGGTAAGCCGATTATGGTCAACAGTGCGTTCAGGTCGAAAGCCGTAAATGACGCTGTGGGCAGTAAAGACACTTCTCAGCATCGGATCGGCTGTGCTGCTGACATTCGTGTACCCGCTATGACCCCTGACCAAGTGGTCAGAGCCGTGATTGCCTCTGGCATTGGCTACGACCAAGTGATCAGGGAGTTTGACCGCTGGACACACATCAGCATCCCCAATCAAGAGGGTGGAACGCCCCGCAAACAAGCCTTGATCATTGACAAACAAGGCACTAGGGTTTTCACTTAGGATTCTTTTTCCATCTGTTAATCCAACAAGTTTGGCAAATCCACTTATGCCCCATGTCAATCCCGCCCTCTGGCGGCTTGGTCACATCACATTTATTACAAGTTCGTAATTTATGCACTGGTTGATTGCCGTTTAATCCAATCGGGTACATTGCCACTCTCTTTCATTTCTGCCTGAGTTGGATTTGACTACGTTGCCTGTCAATTCAATCAGACCAATTATTTTCATTTCGTTTAAGCGCCTGGCAACCTGATTGCTGTCCAAATTGGTATAGGCCGAGATTCCATCTTTTCCCAAAGCACCATGTATTTGGAGGCAATCCAAGATAACTTGGTGATGTTGTGGGGCGGCTTCCTTGATTGAATCCGCTGCCTGAAACGATGTCAGAGGATCATTCGCCCGTACTCTTGGGAATTCGGGCATGGCGAAAATTCTTTTAAATGTGTCTTTATAGTCCATGATATTTCCTAAATGGGTGGGGTACTCGCTGCGTCTGCGCTCACACGACCGATAGATTCCACAGCATCCGCTTTCCCCCGTAATTGGTGGAGGTACTAACTGTTCGTCCGCAAGCATAAAAAGCCTTTGCACAGCGTTCCCCCCGTAAACTTAAAAATCGATGTCATCGTCCTTTGGCAAGCCTTTGTAATCTTCCTTTGGCTTGGGAGTGTTTAAATATGCCCAACCATTCCAACCGCCCTCTGGCAGTGGGATGCTGTCCAACTTTAGCATCGGGCCGTTCTTGGTCTCAATTACCGAGCCGATGTTTTGATAGCGGGATTTTTCCACACCATCTTTGTTTTTGTATTTACCTGAAACAATGGTAATTTCGTAAAGTTTAGACATTTTTTACTTTCATAAGTTTATTGATTTTGTCGTCCAGTTCAGCAATAAATTGGACAATCTCCGATTCAATCAGTCTGATAAACACTTCATCCCGTGGGACTCTTGTCACAAACAATTGAAGTTCCTCTGGCAGACGATTGTCAAAAGACACAAAGTCACACCATTTACGCCCTGTGCAAGCCATCTGAAACTGCATCTGGGTGTTGTACTTGCCTGGCACTGATTGATTGAGCAAAGTCTCAATGTGCGTGGCGGTGTTGGGGCATTTGATCTCGATCAGACCATCCTCACCCACCATGCCATCAGGAGAAGCGCCAGCCATGTCAATTGTGGGATGGGGTACAAACCCCACTTCATCAACCAAAACATCCTTGAGCGCCTCATAAGCGGCTCTGGCAAGGGGTTCTGTCTCTGTGCCGTGTTGCATGGCAACATTGCTAA